ATATGTTTACGAGCAAACATTTCATACATTTCTTCTTGTATGTTTTGAAATTCTTCTGCTAATTCAGGATATTCTTCTTCAAAAATAGTTATGATTTGGTTTGCTTCATCATCCATAAATTCTTGGATTTTTTTACTTGGATATTTAGAATCCATAATTTCTCTATCACTCATATCTGTAAAGTATTTTTTAACTGAATCACCCATTGATTTGACTTTTATCATCAAAGTATTTAGATAGAGCAGATAATCTATCATCTGCATCTACTAACATAGTAAGTGCTTCTTCTGCATTCTTATAAAAATCTCCGGTGGAATGATCTCCGATACCAACTGCTCTATCACCTAATAATTCAAGTGATAACAGTGCTTTTGCTTTGTCTGCTTCTGCAGATGTACGTAACATTTTTACTAATTTGTTCATTTTAATAATGGTTTTATTTCTTTTGTATTTAATCCTCTTTTATATAATATACGACTAATTTCTGTGGTAGCCAATATATTTATATATTCTTTTGATTCTTTACTTGAACATTGAAAATAATCTTTAATATGGTCTATTAAATCTTTATTAGGTTGTTTTACCTTAGATTTAACATATTTACTCCATTTATTATTTTTAGGAATAAATTCCCTATATATATTGTAAATCATTCTTTTTTCCTGTGGTGGAAAATCTTGAACATAATTTACAATTTCTAAATAATCGGGATTCATAGATAAAAACCTATGTATCATATAACTATTCCAAACCTCCCAATCTTTATCTGTAAAAGATTCAACTGGGGGTTTGGTAGAATTAATTGCTTTTAACCAATCAAAGATATTTTTCATTTAACAGATTTCATCTTTAAGTTCTTCTCTTAATTCTTTTGGTACTGATTCTCCTAAAATTTTATTTGTCTCAGGATCATAAAATACAGGAATTGGAAGTAAAGCATCTTCATCTGTACCTGCTACAAAACGAGATACTTTACGTAAAATAACTCCTTGTTGAAAAATTGATCCACCATTAAAGTTTTTAACTTCAGTAGTATTTTTTAAATCAATTTGTGGTTGTTGGGCTTGTTGTTGCATAATTAATTATTTATTATTTATTAAATTTTGGATTAACGACATTGTATTTATTTCCTTGTCGATTCGGAAATTTGCTTTATATTGATGTTCATTTATTAAAATAGATGCTGTACCTTCTTTGTTTTGTAAATATTCAGATGCACGTTCATATAATGCTTTAAATAGTTCATCAAAATCATCTACATTAGCATCAGCTATAATTTGACGTATATCGTTATAACAATCTATTTTGTTATATTTAGATCCCTCGGATAAAGCATTAATAACTTTATCTATATAATTAGATGATACTAATATTGATTTATCTAATTTTAATGTGTTCTCTTGTGTAGATAACTGTATAGTATTGATACATTTACGTAAATCAGGATAGTATTGGTTAACTAAAGGTACTAAATCATTTATATCATGTTCAATAGACTCTTGTTGTAGTATCCAATTTAAATGTTTAGCAACATCTTTTTTAGTTGGTGGTACAATTTTAAGTACTTGACACCTTGATTGTAGAGGATCAATAATGCGCTCTACAAAATTACAAGTCATAATAAAACGCGTCGTACGCGAGAAAGTTTCGATGATATTACGAAGTGAAGCCTGCGCCTGTATAGTAAGAAAATCAGCTTCATCTAAAATGACCACTTTAAGTGGTTTAAAAGAAGCAACGCTTGCAAATCCTTGTACTTTATCACGAATCGTTTCAATACCCCTTTCATCAGAGGCATTAATATAAAGATGATCGCAATTAAGGTTTTGAACACAAAGTTTTGCCAAAGTAGTTTTTCCTGTACCAGCTGGTCCATAAAATATTAAGTTTTGAATATCATTTTGATCTAAATATTTAGAAATAGAATTTTTGATATTTTCATTACCAACATAATTTTCTAATTTAGATGGTCGGTATTTTTCTACTAATAAACTATTGTCCTGGGTCTGAATATTCGCCATATAAACTATATGTTTTTATTGGTTCTGGTTTTATTTCTACTTCTTCAATTCCTATAGAATATAATTTGCTTTCTAATGGTTCTAATCTATAATGACCTTCCCATCCTGTTTTACGCATATATGCTTCTAAAGTATCAGTTATGCTTGTATATATTTTACCATTAGGTTCATCAACTAACTTCCACCTGTCTCCAGGTGGTTGTCTGTTAGCTATTAATCTTTTACTTTCAATTATTTCTAATTTATTATCCATAATATACGAAATTATTTTACATCATCCCCATCATTGATGGGTCTATTTGTGGGTTTTTACTTTCTTCCAGTTCATTTACTACTGTACATTCTGTTAATAGAACAGTACCTGCTACTGATGCAGCATTTTGTAATGCTGTTCTAGCTACTTTAGTTGGATCAATAATACCTGCTTCTTTCATATTAACTGTTTCTTCAGTTTTAATATTAAATCCTGTCCAAGTATCATTACCCGAATTAACTAAATTATCAGCTAATATTTGACCTTTAACTTCATCAAACCCAGCATTAACCAAAATTTGATTAAATGGTTTTGAACATGCCTCTATTACGATTGCAGCTCCTGTTGATTTAGCTTCTATACCTGATGAAGCATACAATAATGCTGAACCTCCTCCTGGTACTATTCCTTCTTCTATAGCTGCTCTAGTAGCATGTAATGCATCATCAACACGGTCTTTCTTTTCTTTCATTTCGGTTTCAGTATTACCACCTACATGAATTATTGCTACCCCACCTACAAATTTTGCTAACCTTTCTTGAAGTTTTTCTGTTTCAAATGGTGTTGCTGCTTTATCAATTTGTTGTTGTAATTCTTCAATACGTGATTCAATAGGCCCAACTTCTCCTTTTCCATCTACAATAGTTGTTTCTTCTTTTCCTATAGTCACAGTTCTAGCTTCTCCAAACCAATCCCAGCTAAACTTATCTAACTTCATTCCTTTTTGAGTATCAAATACTTGCCCACCTGTTGTAATAGCAATATCTTCTAAAATTAATTTTCTTCTATCACCAAAGTCAGGAGCTTTAACAGCACATACTTTCATAGTACCTCTCATTTTATTAACAATAAGAGTTGCTAAAGCCTCATTATCAATATCTTCAGCTATAATTAGAAGAGATCTTGCTTGGGTTGATACACTTTCTAAAATAGGTAATAATTCTTTAACTTGTGTTAATTTTTGATCTGCAATTAATATTAAAGGATTATCTAAAGTAGAAGTCATTGAATTATTATCAGTAACAAAATAAGGAGATTTATACCCTCTGTCAAATTGCATTCCTTCAACAGTTTCAAGATATGTTTCTCCAGTACGAGATTCTTCAATATGAACAACTCCTTCCATTCCTACTTTCTCAATAGAAGTAGCAATTAGTTTCCCCGTTTCAGGATCATTATTAGCTGATATAGTAGCAATTTGTTCTAACTGTTCCTCCCCTGAAATATCTTCTGATATTTGTTTTAGATTATTTACAACTTCTTTAACTGTAAAATCAATATCTCTTTTTATTTGTACTGCATTTTCACTATTATTTAAAGCTGTTAAACCTGCTTTAATCATTTCTCTTGCTAATAAAGTAGAAGTAGTAGTACCATCTCCTGCTTTTTCAGCTGTTTTTATTGCAGCTTGTTTTACTAATTGTACCCCTAATTCTTGATTTGGGTCTTTTAAATTAATTGATTTAGCAACTGTAACCCCATCTTTAGTTGATTGTGGTGCTCCTTGTTCATTTGCAATTACTACATTTCGACCATTTGGTCCTAAGGTTGATACTACAGCATCAGCTAATATATCAATTCCTTTAACTAAATTGGTTCTTGCTTCAGAACCTAAAATAACTTGTTTACTCATTTGATAGATCTTTAATTTCTTCTTTGGTTAATGACTCTTTTGTTTCTTCTAATATTTCCGAAACATCAACGGTTTCAGTAATTTTAGCTAAAATTTGATTTCCAGGACCTACATAATATTCCTCTCCATCATATGGTAATTTTGTAAAACCCATTGTTGGTAAAACTACTTTATCTCCCACATTAAGTGGAAGGGGTTTCATAGTACCATCTTGTAGCATTCTACCAGGTCCTACAGAAATAATTTCTGCTGTTTCATTTTTTTCTTTACCTAAATCTGGGACTATAATATTTCCAAAAGTGGTTTCTTCAATTTCGATCGGTTTAACTATAACCGCATCAAATAGTGCTTCTAAGGCCATCTGTGTAATTTTTAATGTTAGTTTCTATTAATTTATATTCATTTATGAATTTACTTAAAGTTTCATAATCTTTTCGAGTATGCATTTTTTCTTTAGCAATTTTTTGAAGTGCTTGTCTAAATTCAGGATAATAACCCTGGGGTTTTGCATATTCAGTTCCATTCCCTTTTGACCTAAAATGGTCTTTATTTGGAATAATTCTTTCATTTACTGTGTAACAGAGCTCATCCTTAGTAATATAATAAGGTTCCATTGAAGGATCTGAGATTGTTGTGAGTGATTTTGCTTTTCTTGCCATATATAACTTATCTATTTAGACCGAAATATACGAAATAAAATGCGCTAGGACACGCTTTTTTGGTAAAACTTTTATTTTATTTTAATTGATTTTGGCTTTTTAGATTCGGCAATTGGAATAAAAATATGAAGTAAGCCATTCTTCATTTCTGCTGTTAGACTTTCAAGTTCAAATTTAGCTGCTACTTTATAACCTAAGTTAAAAGATCTTTTAGCTAATCCTTTATAGATGTAGCCACTATAATCAAATTCGTCGTCATTGGGTTTATCATAAATAATTTTTAAAAGATCTCCATCAATTTCTAATTTGATGTCTTTCTTAGTTAGACCAGTACAGGCAACTTCAAAGTGAAGTCCTTCATCGTCATAAAAAATATCTAGTGGGTGTGGTTGTTTGTTTTCAAACGTTGTTGGTTGGAAAACGCCGTCTGCCTTAAATAGGTTACGGAATAATAAGTCGAACGGTGTACGTTCATTAAATAATGTACTCATATCATTTAGTTTTGTGAGGCCGTAGCTCTCGGTTAATTTAATTTAAACATAACATCGTGCCCTAGCTACAATTTTATGTTCTATTATACATATATGATTATTCATTTCTCGCGATAAAATATTCACTTTCTGTTTCTGATGTTTTAAAGTTGGCTTTTAACATTCCTACTTCTGATATTTTTAGTGTACCACTTTCCATATCCTTATTAGCATTTAATATATCTTTAAATATATCTGAATCAAATGGGATTTGGATATCTCCTTTAGTAATATTACCTCTAAGTTGGTAAGTGATTTTATTAGAAAACCCAGTATTATCACCAAATATAATTTCACATACATTTATACCATCAAAATCCGTTGTTGTAGTAATTAACATATTATTAACATCAGCTAAAGCACTTTTTGCTTTAATTAAATGATCAATATCTTCTCTTGTTAAATCTATTTGTATTTCAAATTCTTCAGGATCTTCATAATAAGTATTTTTACCTAAAATTAGAATATCAGCTAATGAGTAAGTTAAATCAAAATTTAAATCAGCTATATTCATTTTAGTATAAACGGCTTTGATTTTTTCAAGTGAAATACTTAATTCACCATTAGTAATAGAAAGTAATTTACTCAGTTTATGGGTATCAAATACACCTAATTCTGCGTCTTCAAGGTTAAAGTTATTATGTACTACTTTACATACTCTACCATTATCACCAGCATAAACTGTTAGTTGATTATCTTTAATACGCCATTTTACTTGATTATTTAATCCATTTAAATAATATTTTGAAATGACTGATGTTAGTGTTGCTTTATTTACCATAATTGTAATATACGAATTTTATTTTATATCTCAAAGGATGCTAATGCATTTGTGTAAGGATTTAAATCTAATGACCATTGTAAATCACTAAAAAATCCTTCTAATTTATTTAATAATATTGAATTAAATACTTTTTGCCTATCAGCATAAGCATTTAAAAAATCATTAACTTTTTCTGGCATTTCATAGTCAAAAAAGGCTAGTGCTTCTATTTTGTAAGGGTTATCTTTTAAATATATCCATTTAACTTTATCTGCTTGAGTAATTAAATTATACTTTTTATCTAATTGCCATAATCTTAGTAAATCATTATAACGGATTGTAGCACGTACGGGTGCAGGAGCTCCTTTAAGTATTTCTGTAAACATTTCTCCTGCCCTAGCATTTTTACCCGAGTATTTTTCTAGTTTTTTAACTGCTGATGGGTTACCTAATTTAGTGAGTGGTATTGTACCATCTAGTATTTGTTTTTTAAATACTTTAATTTGATCTAAAATACTAGCTTTTTCTTCACCCTTTAATACTTGTTGTAAAATATCATTAAAGAATGATCCTAAAATAGGTGGAAAATTTGCTTTCATAAACTCTAAACCTTTAATATCTAAAGATTCTTTAGCAATTCCCTCTTGTTTAGTAATCCACTGAGCATAACGGCGAGTTGCTCTGAAATAAGCTGAACGGATAACACATTCTGTTTTCATTTCAAGTCTATGTTCAGTTACATTAAAACATTCTTTAGCTAATCTATCATAATCTTCATTAATTACATCCTGATATTTCATTGCTACTTTTTCTAAAATATCATCTTTTTCCTCAGCCTGTAATTCTTCAAAGTTAGGGTATAACTTAAGAAGTAAGGGTTCTGCATTAAAGTAATTAGAGTCAGTGTCTACATAGGCACAATAATTCTCATCTCCTTCGTCACAAATCCACCAAGGTGTTTCTTCTAAATGTTTCATATAGATTGTGATATTAATTTTTTAAATTTAGTTGTTGACCATCCATGATTTCTATTAATATAATAAATAGGAAGTTTTAAATTATCTCCAGTAAAGGGTTTATTTTTATAATCATCACCTAAAAATCTAATATTAAATTCACCATATTTTAATAAATCTAATAATTGTCCTTCGTAAGTATATCTAATAACATCATCAACATATCTAATACTTAATAACATTTCTTTACGCTCATCAACAGTTAATATAGGTTTAACCTTTTCAGGTCGTTCTTTAGAAGGATCTGTATGTAACATTACTACTAAGCAATCACATTGCCCTTTTGCTTCTTTTAGCATTTGAACATATCCAGGATGATATACATCAAAAGCACCAGCTATAACTCCTTTTTTATAATTCATTTTATATTATTTAAAATGATCTTTCTCCAGGTATTGGAGGAAGGTTAACCGGTTTATTACCATTTGAATCTAAATCATTTCTTTCTAACAATTCAATTTTATATTTAATCCCTGCAACTTTAAAAGTTCCACCTTGTTTTAACATTTTTCTAAAAAAGTTTTCTTGGATATCACTCCATTCTTCACTTCTGGCGATTAAATCTTCTTTAGAAACTGGTGTTCCATTTACAGTAATTATTTGGTTTTTTCTAATAGATTGTTTTTTTAATGTCATATTTCTAATTTTATTTCTTCACGCATAACTTTATTCATATGTCTGTTAGCACAAAGAGCTGATTCTTGGATTATTCTGTGTCCTGATAAGGTAATAGCTTCGCTTAATGTTTGAAAATTCATACCATATCTAAATGAAGGTAAGGCTGTAGCTCCATATAAACTATTAAGTAAAATTTTCATTGTATACTGCATTAAATGGTTATATTCACCTAATTCTTTATCCCCAGCTTTATAAGCTTTTTTCATACGGTTTTTGTACACAACTCTTTCTTCAAACCATTTCTTTAGAATAGTAGATAAAACTGATTCTTTATCTGTTCTAAACATTGAACCATTAGCTGCTACTGACAAATTGCTTTGTTCAATCATAGTTATTAGTCTACCAACATTTACATTAGTTTGTTGTCGTTTTTTATTTTCAACTAATAATTCCTCTTCAGGATCACGTTCTTTCAAATCGTTAAGACCCAATCTATTATTACGCTCATTAGCATCTACAATACGCCCCACAAATGTTTCCTTACCTATGTTTATAGACATTATTATAGATGGATATAGCGATGTTAAATCTTCATCAAACATATACTTATACAATCCTGCTTTAGGGCAAAAAAGGTATCCTCCGGCATAACTATCTTTCTTTTGGGGAAAAGCTTCTTTAGGTGGTGGAATTATATTTTGGGATAATAAATAAGCAGATATAGCCCCATCTTGGGATATACTATTAGCATATACTTCACTATAATTATGTTTTCCTTTATGTGAAATATTTTTAGTTAATGCTATATATTGTAGTTTTTCATCTAATTTTTGTAAAATTTCAACATCAACAAAGTTATACTGGATGAATTTATGGATATCTGTTTCAAATAATTGATCTAGATTCCCATCATATTCAATTTTATTCATACCTACATATTTGGCCCCAATTGCATCTAATTTCCAACTTGGTTCATCTTTCCAACTATACTTTTTATGTAAACGAATATAATCTAAAGATTCGATGCCTACAATATCTACATATTGGTTTTGTTTAAAAAAATATTTTGAAAACTTTTTAGATTCTACCTTACCTAAGGGAGATAAATGATCTGCAAATTCCTTACCTATTGTATTACACATTCTGTAATATAAATAAGGTATATCAAAGTAATCTGAGTTATAACCAATTAATATGTCAGGATCTATATCTCTGATGGTTTCAATAAATTTAGCTAATAATTGACTTTCAGTACTACAAGGTATAATTTCCTTATTTTTAGCTTTAGTATGTTTAAGTTGTGATTTTTTATCAAGAATTAAAATATGCCAAGTATCAGGTGTTTTATCCCACCAAGCAATTGAAGTAATAGGCATTGGAGCACTTTCAATATAATCTTCGGTTAATGCCCCCCCAATTTCACATTCGATATCAAAAAATACTTCCCTATGACCTGTAGAAGGTACATCATTAACTCCGTATCTTTCAACTAGGAATTTTTGGTGAACTTTCATATCATGGAAATGAAGGCCAGGGGTATTCTTATCACTATAATTAGGGTTTTTAGAAAAATACCAATTATTAGTATGTTTTAAATGTTCACCATTTAATCCAATATTAGTATGATCTTCTACATTACACTCTTGATATGCTATATTTTCATAAGGAATAACTTGATGACCTTTATCTTCTTCCCAAAGATGCATTTCCCATACATTATGTCCTAATTTTTTACCTTGATAACATTTTGTATACATTTATATAACTTTTATTTAACTTAAATATACAAAGGCTCCTTACAGGAGCCTAAGTTTTAAATAATGGTTTCTGCTACTTTATTTTTAGCTAACTCTTCATTTGTAAAGAATTGAAATAAGTCAGGTCTATAGTAATTAATTGATTTCATTACTTTTCGATCACGCGTTCTGTATACTACGAATCTATCTTTGACCTGTTCAAAGTGACATGACTCATTTTGTTCTTTAGAGCGGAGGGTGACAGTTTCCATGGCTTCCTCTTTAGTGCTACAAGACTTCGACATATTACTACCTTGTACTTCTTGATACGCGGGCCATATCTTATCTTTAAGGCCATGTAACATAGTACCGTTCCCAAGGGAAACATAAGCAATATCACACAAAGCATCCAAAACTTCCACGATGTCTCCGTTTTCGCAAGCCTGTCTATATTCTTCCAATTCTTCAAGTACAAAGTCATATACGAACTCCCATTCCTTTTTTTCTGGTATTGTCGGTTCATAATTATTTGGTTTTCCGAACGTGCTATTAAATATTTCTACTTCATTAACAAAAGGCACGTCGGATTTGTTGAATAATTCTAATTGTTTACTCATTATTTTAACTATTTACTTTCGGCAACTGATGCCTTTTTATAGTCTGTAATTACTCTTTTAATAGCTTGTGCTGCTTTTCTAGCTCGTGCTTGACTTGCTTTAGTAGTCCCACTATTTTCTGCTGATAAGATATTGAAGTTTTCTTCAATAATCTCAAAAATTTCTTGTTTTGTCATTTTTTATTATTTATTTATTTATTTTAATATACGAATTTATTTTGGGGAAGACAAGCTATAGTTTATAATCTTGTATAGCTCTACTATCATTCTTTTCCCATGGATATACAATCCAATCATCCCCTACTTCTTTAGCCCAAATAGTAGGAATTACACATGATGTATGAGGTTTATAATGTAATACAGCATGATATACCCCAGGTGCATTTTTTAATGTTTCACCTGAATCACATATATCATCTACTACTAAAGTATCAGGATATATTATTTCAGAATAAGGTAAACTTAATTGATGGGATAACATTACTGCAGGAATATAACCTCCTCTTTTTAAACCATGTATTGAATTAACAGGCATTGAACCTATCACTACTTTTTTCCATAACTCTTGAACTAAATCTTCAATATCAGCCCAACTAACAAACATTTTATTATTAACTGTTAATGCCATATTTTTATATATTATGTCCTCCGTTATTTATTTTTAAACTATCAAAAAACTCTTTACGAGCTAAATTGGTATTATCTTTAAATACACCTGATGCTTTAGTTGTAACCATTGCTGCTCCTTGATGTTTTACTCCTCTACAACTAACACAATTATGTGTTCCAACTATAGTAACAATAACACCTTTATTACCTTCTGTAATTTTATTTACGGCATTATGGATAGCTGATGTTAATTGTTCTTGTATTGCTCCTCTACGACCAAATAATTCTACAATTCTATTTAATTTAGATAATCCAATTACTTGACCACCTTCTCCTGCAATATAACCAATGTGTACTACACCCCCAATTGTTTGGTGGTGGTGTGAACACATTGAGGTAAGAGGGATGTTTCTTTCAATAACGATTCCATCATACCCATCCGAAGGAAAGGATGTTATAGGAGACATTGCTGTGTACCTACCAGCCCATAGATCATTTACATAAGCTTTAGCTACACGACGAGGTGTTTCCATTGAATTGGGATCTTCTCTCCAATCACATTTTAAAGCATCTAAAAATTTACCGTAAGCTTCTTCGGCGTTATCAATCATTGCTTTTTTTTCTATGTTAGTGAAGGGAAACCCTTCAGCAACACCATTTGCATAGCCTACTTTTACTACTTCTAATTCTTCATGTATTTTTCTACGTTTATTTTCTGACATATAACTTATTTTTTATAACTTTATTTTTTACCAATCCCCATATTGTAACCAAGTTGTAGCAATATATTTATCATTACTTATAGGCATAGCCCCTTTATGAATATAAGGCCAACTTGCTGGGTGTATAATCATTTTACCTACTTCAGGTTTTACACTAAAATAATCTTGTGAACCTTCTTCCTTAAATAAAAATTGAGTTTCTCCTCCTTTTGGAACATCATTTAAATATAAAATGAAAACAAATTGCCTTGGAGCTGTTCCAAAATGATCTTTTTCACAATGCCAAGCATTATAATGTCCTACACTTTTATCATACTTTTGTAAGTTTAAAGCTGGGTAATGACATTTGCCCTCTATAATACTACCATGAGAAAATTCACTATTATGAGGGAATTTGCTTAAATACTTATCACTTAAAGTATCATTAAACCTAGAAATAATTTTATCTCTAAGAGTTATACCCTCATGTGAAGTGTCATTATATAAATTATAATCAGTTGATTTTTTCATTTTGTTGTCTTGACCAGAGCTAGAATATCCAGCTACGGCCTCTTTTAAATCTATTTTTTTATCAAATAAATTTTTAATTTCATTACATTCTTTTAATGTAAAAGCATTTGGAAATACCCCAATGGTGTCTTTAAATTTCATTAATTTGTTGTTTTAGTTTATCTATTAATATTAATACTTCATCTGGTTCCATTGTTATGGCACAACAGACATTTACTTTTTCTTCTATTTCTTCTAATATACGAAAGGCTTCTTGCTTATCCACTATACTTCTCTTTGATCTTCAAATGCTATAATATGAGGCCTCCAAGTCATCCTATAACCATTATCTCTAACCCAATCAAATAAAACAGGGTAAGATTTAAATAACGCTTCTCTAGAATCTCCTGCAGGCATAAACCATACTTTTTCAGATTTAACATCCAAGGTTTTTATACAATCCATAATTTCAGCCAAAGCATCTTGATCTTTTCCGTCCCATACGGGTTTAATATGGTAATCTGAATGGTATGATATTGATTGTTTTATTGCATCATAATTAAGTCTAAACTTATTATGACGTTTTACCATTCTCTCGTCGGTAATTGCTCCCTGAGGTGTTTCAACACCAACAACGGGGACAGAGTTACTAAACTTGGGACTAATACTAAGTAAATTAATAGGATAATCGGTAGGAAGAAAATGAGATCCCTCAGTTTCAATAGTAATGAATATATTGTTTTCATGTGCAAAATGTGTTAATTCATTTACTAAAGCTGGATGCATAGTTGGAGATCCTCCAGTTAACATCATTTCTTTTATATGAGGATTTTTCTCATACATTGCAATAATATCTTTAAAATTAAAATGTCCTTTTTCTGGGTGGATACTTGTGTACCAACTATCACACCAACCTCCTTCACCGAAATAACATCTATGAGTACATCCTGTAGTTCTTATTACAACTGTAGGGTATCCTGCTCTAGATCCTTCTGATTGTACTGCTGTATATATTTCTACAATTGGGAGGTTTTTATCGTAATCCTCAATACGTTTTAATTTTTTATGTTCCATATAATTTTTTTAAGTGGTTTTTTATTCACTATAATCATTTAGGGGATGTAAATAGCACTATTTTTCCCATGTTCTCTAAATTCTACTTTTACAACTTTTACTCTTCCATCAGTTTCAGGAAAAATAAATTGGTTTACTTTATCGTATACATATTCAGCAAATTTTTCAGAACCAGTAGCAGGTATAAATCTTACTTGTGCTACTCCGGCTTCATGCATCTGGGCGAAAGCTTTTGCATGAGGATCATCTTCGGCTACAATCATAGTATGGTCAAACATAAAATCCATCCATGCTTTTGGAGACATACCGTCAATAGTACCTTTTGCTCTCTTCATTCCTCCAAAATCCCAGACCCAATTCCTTTCGTCTAATTCTCCTTCAAACCAAATTTTAAATGAAACCCCATATCCATGAATAAATCTACAATGTGTATCTTCTGCTTTCCATTGACGAAACACTGTACTGAATCCGTCAAATACTTTTGTTGATTGAAATTTACCCATTATACCAATTTTTAATTTTATCTAAAGGATTATTACCTACTAACCTACTAATTTCATTTCCACTAGCATCTACTTTTACTAAAGTAGGAACATTTCTAATTCCATATTTAGCGGATAAAGTTGAATCACTATCTACATTAATTTTTTGGAATGGTAACCCACTTTTATCCATTACAGGTCCTAACATTTTGCATGGACCACACCAAGGTGCACTAAAATAATAAATTTTACTCATATTTAATTTTTAATTATTATACTAACTCTTCTCCTATTCCTACTACTTCACTCAATATAAGTAAAATAACTGCAATATCCAAACTATACCATAAAGCTCCATACCCTAAAATACGAATTCCTGATTTAATGAAGCTGATTTGTTGGTGTTTTCTGGCATCGGGTAACTCTTGTTTTTTCATAACTATTTGTTTTTTTAAAATCTATTATAAAACCTATTAATACTATTAAATTCATTCCAATAGAAGAACCTATTTCTACTAAATCATGAAAGTTATGAATTGAAAGATGAATATGTCCTACAACCCAAAATGGTATAGCTAGATTTTGACTAATCCATATTAATAAAAAAATTAAAAACTTTTTCATATAATTTTAGTTGTCTCACTAGGTTTCGAACCTAGACTCTTCTGTACCAAAAACAGACGTGTTACCAGTTACACCATGAGACAAGTCCTTTAAATAGTACGATGTCTTCTCATACTATCCCATTGTACCTTTTTAGTTTTACTTAGTAATCTAAAATTATCAACTCTTTTATTTAAGTTATTTCTTTCAGAATTTAACTGAGTATTGCCGTTTTGTGTTGCATTCATTACTTTTAATTTAAAAATTTATTTGTAATTATACGTATTCAGCAAGAACTTTTTTAACATGAGATTTTGCTACCTCGTAATCAACTTCTCCAGTCTCATCCTCATATTGTACAGGATCTTTTCTCCCCAAAGCAATAAAAGCCTCAATCCTCTCGACAGAAGAAGCAGACTTATAATCACTATTTCCCGAAGGATAAGGCTTATAAGAAGTATTTGTTCTTTTATAAACTTCATCAAAATCAATTTTTAGTTTTTCACATAATTTTTCTCCATCTTGTAGAATACCAAACTTATCAGTATCTAAATAAGGTGTAAAGTAACCTACTCTATCAGCATCCCAATTTCCGATTCTAAAAGCTGCATCATCTGCATCTCTAAATTCTTGTCTACAATCAGGATAAACAGCATGATCACCAGCGTGAATGCCTAAAGCAATATCACAAACATCTTCTGTTCGATTTGCTATTGATAATGCTACTGCTTGTGTAATTGAAGCAAACATTTTGTTTCTATTAGGAACAACTGTTTCTTTCATATTATCTTGTTCGTAATGTCCCTCTGGTACATCATCTCCACCTGAAACCAAAGCTGAATCTAGTAAATCTACTAACCCATCTAATTTGATTTGACGATAATTTACTTTGTGACCTTTACTTGCAAGGTAATCAATTAATTGTTGAGCTCTTTCAAGTTCAACTCTATGTTTTTGACCATAGTCAAATGAGATACCTGTTACTGTATCATACTTCTCGATAGCTCTTAACAATAGGGTGCTGCTATCCATTCCACCACTTAAACTTACTACACAATGTGCCATAATTTATTTATTTAATATTTGCCAGGTATTACGCGTATAGGCTAACGCTTGATTAAATTTACATTTTATATATGATCGAACATACGAAAAGAGAGTAGAAAATCCAACCCCTCCTATAAGAAGTGTCCATAAATTTGGATGATAGTGCTCTCCA